TAAGTTGGTATTCTGTGGCATTTGCTTTTAAAACTCCAGCACTATTTTGATGTCTTCCTTCTGACTAGCAGATCTTGGGATTGCAGTTCGATTATCAATATAAATTATTTCACCTGACTTAGTATTAAATTCTGCTGATGATATACCAGCACTAAAACTCATACCAAGTTGATAGACTTTATTATTTATCGAGGTACTGACACCGTTATAGTTGGTGTCAACAGATAGTAAAGAACCACTAACAGATGATCCGTTAATAGTAACTCCATATCCAACATCAGGAGTTGAAGTAAATGGGATAACCTTAAATCCAGTTTCACTAGATGCAAGACCCATTGGTTGATAATACTTCAATACGCCAGTTACTTTATCCCATGACGCTACATATCCAATCGCAGTCGATCCCAAACCTACTGTTTGAGTAATTTCAGAGTCAACAGCATAAGTTGTTGATGTTGTAATACCACCAAGTTTCAAAGCTTTTAATCCACTCACCATTGCAGTGTCTAGTAATTCTGTGTCACTACCAAATACGGTGGGATTTTTTATTAGTCCAACCCTAGCAAAATCATTACCTTCAATAATGTCAGGGTTAGTTTCTAGAGTTTCAAATCTAGAGTATAGTAGAGCTCGATACGCACCAAGTTCTCTATAGATGTCGTATCCATGACCACCTTTAGGTGGAACAATAACACTAAAGTTTGCTACAGATGTCGTTCCGATTCCTGTATTGGTAAGGTTAGCAAGTACTCCGCCAGACTCACTGCCTGGAGCGCCTGGGAAAAATTGTATTGATCCGTGGGTATATCCTTCCCCTCCGTCAGTAACAAATACTTCAGATACTTTTCCGAAAGAATCAATCGTAATTGTAGCCTTTCCTCCTGATCCATCTCCCAAAATGGGAACATTCGCAAATGAGGTGGAGATTGGTTGGTAGTTAGCACCTCTATCATTAACCACAACCACTTCAATCTTTCCATCTATAGCGTTAGCCTTTGTTGCAACAGTCTCCCCTTGTGAGCCCCAGTTTTCGGGCACTGGAATATATTCAATAGAGTCAAATTTAACGATTTCGGATGGTTTAATCGTATAAAGGTATTTCCAAACATAACCATCGCCACTAGTGCCAGCTGCCCTTGGTTCAAGGTCAACAAATGTGGGTTGGTCATATGATGGCCTTCCCTTTGGGTTCTCAGGGTCTGATCCATTTTGCAGACAAATGTAAACTTTCAAGTCTTCATTGACTATGTAGTAATTTGCATCGTACAAACTACCTTGTGAGGTTATTGGTGTGAGATTGTAGATATTATAGTCATGTCTATACATCTCATATGTTGTACCAGCAACCCAGCTAACTTTCCTGACAAGTCTACGAACATCCTTATCAGTAACCTTCTTCATTGCAATGATAGACTCTTTGATAGAGTACTCCTCTTCAAATCCATCCAAAGGTGATGGTGTATTAGTAGCCCAATCGACAGTACCGCCCGCTTTCGGTTCAATGGAATTAGGCAATCCCATAAAAGCATAATACTTATTTACTGTAGATCCGACACCAACGAAACTTTGTACAAAAGTCTCAGCGTTCAGAATCCTAAACTGTTCGGATATAATAGCAGGCATTTTAAAAAAACTAGTCTTTAGGTTTATTTAGTGGTTAAGTTAATGGTTTCTTTCTGGAGACCACTGCAGCAGTGGATAATCCAACATTTCCATTCAGAGGATTGACGATAAAGTTAGTAGGATTACCAGCACCACGATTCTGATATCCGAATAACTTACCCCAACTATATTTACCCCAGAACGTATCGGTAGTTGCGGTTGTACCAACACCAACTTGAATTGTGTTGTTACCATAAGGGGTAGGTCCTGGCAAGAAAGCACATGTGACTGTTACTAATCCAGAGATAGCATCTCCAACAGTAACTTGTTCAACTCTGAATACTCCTCCTAGATAATCACCAGAAGTTACCATACCAACAACCTGATTAGAACCACTTGAGGTAGTGATACCAGTTAAAGCATGACCAACAACTAATGAACTATCGTAGATAGTGAAGTAATCTCCCTGAGATAATCCACTAAATTCAACTCCAAGATTGTTAAGTGAAGAATATCCATAACCAAGGTTAGTATTATCATTGAATTGAGATTTCAATGTAAATGCTAACTGAGGAAGTCTAGCACCAGAGCCTGGCAACCATGTATTTATTCCTACAATGTCGCCAAAGTCACCTATAGCATCAACTGAGAATAAATCTTCTCTCTTAGTTTTATCAGATTCAACAATAACTGGAGGGTTACTTCCAACCTTGTAACCAAATCCACCATCAGTAATATTAATAGCTGTAATGACACCAGATGTTACTGATGCGGTTGCAGTTCCTCTGTTAATAACTGGGTCTGCATAGAAATTGGTTGTTGCAGATCCAACTGCAATGACTCTATTACTTGCAAAGTCGCCATAAGGTGTCTGTACCAAATCACGAATTTCATTAGTATGATCAACAGTTCTCTTATTCCAGTTTGCAAGATCAAAGGAGTAGTAAAGATCGCCAACTGTAGAGAGACCAACGTAGAAATTATCAAAGAACTTAATCTTTGCAAAATCAAATGTTGCAGGGTGTTGTGTTCCAGCTGGCAACTGTTGACTCCAAGGTTGCCAGAAGTTCTTATCAGTTGAGATACCAATAGTACCACTATCACCCACAACAATAAATCTATTACCATCATAGATGATATCATTTAAGTCATTAGCAGTATTACTTACCTTGTCTGACCAAGCAAATCCATCATTAGATGCAATGATAGCACCACCATTACCAACTGCGATATATTCTGATTTACCATAACAAACTGCATTTAAAGTTTCTAGTGTTCCTGAGAACTGACTAAATGCACCAGTAGATGTAAGACCAACAGTAGTGAATATAGATCCAGCAGCACCAACAGCAACCCATGTGTCTCTAGTTCTTTCCCAAACAACACCATTGAAATTGCCAGTATATGTACTATCGAATGTGCTTACTTGGTTGATTGCAGGGATTTGTCTTTGTTCAAATAAGTCAATAGGAGTCCATGTACTGATACTGTTACCAATCGCAACTGCTCTAGCCATAGATCCAAAATCACCCACTGCCATGACATGAACATCAGAAGTTCCGCTGTCACCAACACCAACACCATTGAATGTGATAGTATCACCAAATCCAATTCTACCCCTCTCCCAGAATGTTCCACTCTTGGTATTCATGTAGAAACTACTTGCACCAACAGCTACATATGGTTCTTGTTTAGATATAGCTCTAAACTCTTGCGATGATGTAATACCAGTTATTGCATCAAACTGCCAAGCAGAGATTGGATCTTTACGTTCAATCAATGCACTAGAAATTGCAACAGTTGGATTTGTAAGATTCGTATATCCTGTTCCACCATCTGTGATTGTTAATGATGAGATACTAGATGATGTAGAAACTAAAGAGGTAACAACACCAGGCGATATCTCAACATCTTCAAAGATTTGAACACTTCTTTCTGACTGTATTAACTTATCAATAGCATTGAATACAGGGAAAGCATTATTGACATAGATTGTATCATCTAACTGACCAACGTTTTTAATAATTCTGGTAGTAGGAAGAACCTTACTCTTCAAACCAGGCCTTGATTTAGGAATTAGGACACCAGATAAAATCTGATCTTGTCTCTGTTTCTCCCAAGATAATGGCCTTTCTGCAGCTGTGTTAGTGTCAATACCAATACTATTGTAAGAGAATGTCTCCATAACATCAGAAGCAACAATCCTCTTAGTTGTTCTTTTAAATTGTGAAATATCATCTTTAACATTTTTGTTCTCTCCAATCTGTACAATGTCACCCTGTTTGACTGATGTTACTGGTTCAACAGTCTCAACGTCTCTCTTAGATCCTCTAAAGTAGAATACAGAACACTTAGAGTTTGGTTTTGGTGCCTCAGAGAATATAACTCTACTACCTTTGAATGTATAGGATGACTGTGGAGTTTGTATAATATCATTGATATAGATGAAGATATTATTTGTAATATCCATATCACTACCAGGCATAGTCTTAAGACTTAGGATCTCAGTAACACCACTGGTTGTAACTGATAAAGTAAACTTCTTACGAGTGCCGTTAAAGAATGGAGAAATATCATCAAACAAGATGAATTGGCCTGGATAGAATCCAGAGAATGTATCATTCTCAAGTTCTTCAACTGTCAATCTAAATTCAGTTAGAACACCAACTCTAGGGTTGGTCATAATACCAGAAACAGTTAGAACGTCATCTACTTTGTATGCAACACCCTCTTCAATAACATCAAACTCACCAATCTCTCCATCAACATTAATACGGAAATTAACAACTGCATTTGTACCAATTCCAGTAGTTCCTGAGATATACTCAAGCTCTCTATTGAAGTATCCGTCTGGTTGTTCGATGTCGAGAAATACTGGTTTATCAATTCTACCACCTCTCTTGAAGAGAGCAAGTTCAGTTGTTACGCCAGCATTGACTCTAAACCTAGCAGCATCTAATTTTTCAACAACATCAAATCCAGAGAATCCTTTTTCTATAGATGATGCAATCCTCTTACCTTGTTGTGAAATTCCAGCTCTTGCATAGTTATGATCTACTGTTGAAATACCAACATTTACAACATAAGTTTTACTATCAATAATTTTGTCTATGAATGTACCACCAGATGCAAAGTCTTCACCACTAGGAGAGTTGTTTCTAAGTCTAGGCGCAAGTATAACACCTTGAATCTTACCACCAGAGTTATAGAAACTAGGTGTAGTAGATGGGCCTACTTGTGTTTCAATAGTAGTGTTATTGATAACTCTAGTAATCAGTGAACCATTGTAATATGGATCTCCTCCTTTCGGATAGAACTGTTTTGTAGCGTAGTTATCCTGAGAACATGAGAATAGAATAGACTCAGTTTTCAATTTAACATTTCTACCAACACCAGCTGCAGTCGTGATTCCATGAACTGCTGGTAAGAAGGCAGTCATGATACCAATAGACTCATTGTAATCTGCATGATTGATGTTATATTCCACTCTAGTAGAAACACCAACATTCAAAGTGACGTTGTTAGATGTTACGGCAGTTGGATATAATGCGGTGTCATGTGCTGGGTCTGTAGTTCTAGGATAAGGATGTTCTGTTGCATATTGATCCATAGCACAAGAGTAGATCAATCCGCCTGTTGTTAAACCAACACTAGTAGTAGTTGATAATCCATGTGATGTATCAGTGGTTATCGTTGCCAATCCACTGTTTGCATCGTATGTGGCGTTAGTTACGTTGAACTTAACTCTAGATGTGATACCAACGTTGATTGTAAATGTGTCTGTGGTTGTAGAAACAATACCCACTTCCACATCATGAATAGGATCAGTCGTTCTAGGATATGTGTGATCAGTCGCATAGTTGTCCTGAGAACATCTCCATGTGTATGAATCAGTTGCAAGACCAACAGTGTCTCTTGCAACCAACATTGCATCTAGTTCTGCATTTTCAAATGTGTGTAAGTAGTCTCCGCCACTTATAACTGAGTTAGCAGAAGCAGAAATAAAGATATGTTCTGATTGGTTAGATGACTTACCTACGTCCAGAGTAACTGTAGTATCTGTTGTAGCAGTAATCTTAACAGCAGTATTGTAAGCAGGGTCTGGGCCAGATATACCAGATTTCCTTGGGTAATAGTGGAATGTCGCATGATTATCTAAAGCACAAGTAAATTTGAATGCCCTTGTTTTGAGTTTAACACTAGTGCCTTTGGCAAGAGTGTGTGATCCAATATCTACAGTCATTAGTCCAGTGAACGGATCGTATGATCCACTTGTAGGACTATGATATACAAGGGGTGATGTTCCTACGTTGACACTAAACTGATTAGTAGATATTCCAGTTACAGATAACCACTTTTGGTCTGATGGATCTTTTCTTCTTGGATAACTCTTGATAGTCTTCCTTTGATTCATCATACATCTGAATCTAATAGAGTCTCTCTTGAAGGATACTCTATTACCAGTTATCATTCCATGAGCTTGGTTTGTGGTAACAGTCATGATACCACTGGCAGCATCGTAAGTTGCAAACTGGATTGTCTTATCATCATATGCACCATTGAAACCGTGAACATTAGAGAACACAGTCATGATTCCTGAGCTTGCAGTATAGGCTGCAGTAGTGATAGCAGAATTGACTATTGTAGATACACCAACATTAATAGTCAGTGTGGTGGCAGAAGTTGATCCAATACCAACAGATACATTACCACCGATAGGATCATAAGAACGAGGGTAAGCATGTTCTGTTGCATGATCATCTCTAGCACATGTAAATCTAATTGAACCTGTATTGATACCAACAGTGAATCTAGCCTTCTTAAGACCACCAGAAGTAGCAGATACGAATGTGTGACTTCCTCCAAGAGTTGCAATACCAACATAAACAGAAAATGTGTTTACACCAACGTTATAAATTGGCAACCATTTATTAAGATATGGATCGGAGTATCTTGGATATGCCTTGGTAGCACTATTACCATCAATATCGCATGTGAATGAGATAGAACCTAAATCAAATTTAACATATTCACCATCAACAAAACCATGATTTGCAATGGTTGGTTCTAGTACACCAGTACTAGTACTATACGTTGCCGTCGAAATTGTATGAGATGAATTATCATAGTAAGAGTGTCCAGCACCTACATTCATTATAAGTTCACCTGTTGCTGGATTATAAGTTGATGTAGTAATACCACGTTCTCTGATTGTGGATACACCAACTCTTATTTCAAAGGTGTCTGTGGTTGCAGAAACGATTCCTAGATTTGTATTATACGCTGGGTCTGTACTACGAGGATATGCGTGAACAGTTGCATAATTATCCTTAGCACACTTGAATGATATTCCACCTTTCTCTACTTTAACTTTTTGAGTTGGTCTTTGGATTGCTCCAGTAGTTGAATTCTGATACCAGTATGGAGTATAGTCTCCACCACCAGTAATCATTGCGTCTGTACCAACACCAACTAATGTGTACTCATAATCACCACCAGAAATAACACCACCAACAGCAACACCCTGATTAGGAACAAACTGATAGGTGCTTGAAGAAGTTGTAGGTCCTACATTCACTGTAAAGAGTGTTCCAGCAGCACCAACTAAAGGCAGAGTTCTTTCATAGTATGGGTCACTTGGTCTTGGATAGAAATGATTTGTTTGATATCCATCTTGTTCACATTTGAATACAAGAGATCCAGGCTTAAACTTGATAGCTTGACCAACAGAAAAACCATGCAGTCTATCAAGAGATACAGTCATAATACCTGATGCAGGGGTATAATCTGCAAATCTAATATTGTATGGAACTATAGTAGTAATACCAACTTGAGTTGTAATCGTAGTTCCAGATACACCTATGATAGGAACAGCAGTGTTGTAAGTTGGATCTGTAGTTCTTGGATAATACTTAGTAACAGTGTTTTGATCGGCACTACATGTAAATCCTAATGAACTACCTCTGAATTTAAAAGTTTGTCCAGCTGTTAGATCATGAGTTCCGATACTCAATGTCATTATACCTACAGAGGGTGTGTAGTCCGCTCCAGACACGGTGTAATCTATTCTAGTTGTAATACCAGCAAAGACTTCAAACGTGTCTCCTGTGACGTTACTGATAGGAACCCAAGTATTACTTAAACTATCAGTTGTTCTAGGATAATATTTGGTTGTAGTAAATGAGTCTAGTGAACACTTCCAACCAATAGAATTATCTGCAATTAAGACTTGATCGCCATTTGAGAATCCATGACTAGGAACTGTAATCGTTAGAATACCAACAATCGGATTGTAATTAGCAGTTGTAAGTGAATGTTGACTAGGTCCAGATAATCCATGACCAGCAGCAGTTATAATTAACGAACCAGTGCTAGGTGTATAATCTGCATTTGTTGGAGTAAGTGTTCCAGCACCAATTACATCAATTGCACCAGTGATGGCACTGTGGAATGTGTGTGCGTAATCTCCACCAGTTTTGATTGTTGCATCATCAGAACTAGCATAAGTGTGTGGATAATCTCCTCCTGAGAATGTGGATGTTGCAGTTGCACTGTGAAACTCATGTAAATATGGCCCACCAGTCAATAATGCACCTTCTTCTGCACGAAGGAATTTGTGAGGATAATCACCACCATATATGATTGCTCCGTTAACTGCCTCTTCAAATCTATGAACATATTGATTCTTGACACGAGATATACCAACATCCATTGCAAGTGCTGTTCCAGCATATCCTGTAATTGGAATAGAGGTGTCGTATGCAGTTGATCTACTTCTTGGATAGTAGTGTTGATATGCACCGTTATCTAAAGCACAAGTAAATGCAAGACCAGATAGTATGACATCTTTACCTACCTTGTACCCATGTGGTGCGGCAGTCGTTACAGTTAGAACTCCAGTTACATTATCATATAATGCACTAGAAACACCTAATGCAGGGTCATAATCGCAAGTGAAAGCAATACCAGAAAGTATTACACAATCATCTTCTTCAAGGTTATGATTTTTTCTTGTGGTGACAGTTGCAATACCTGATGTTTGATCATACTCAACATGTCCAACTTGAACAGCAGGAGCACTTGTAAATGTAATTGCAACACCAGTAACATTTACATAATCATCAGTCTCTAAACCATGACCACTAAAAGTTATAAATGAACCAATACCAGCAGACGCAGTGTGTATGCCTGTTGTTGTGACTGCAGCACCGATATTAACAGTAAAGTTCTTTGCACTTAAAATACCAGTGACACCAAAGTATTTTTGTGCATCAGATGGGAATGTAATATTACCAATACCTGTATCAAATTGAATACCAGCTAACTTAACTACATTTGCAGTTGTCAACCCATGAGCAGATGCCGCAGTAATAGTTGCAACACCAGAGAATGACTCAAAATCTACTTGTGATATGTTTATACTTGATGCAGTTTCATAACCATACGCAGTAACAGTTGTAATACCATTGATGGGGGTTTGATCAAGATATGAAACAGTTTTGGGTGTAAAGAATCCAGTTCCACCTTCTACAATACTAAAGTCTGTTATGATACCAGCTTCTGCTCTGTTTACGACACCACCACTTACATAATCATGTTCAAATGTAGAGATACCAATAAATGATCTGAATGTATTTGTAGTATGTCCACTAAGAACATCAAAACCAGTTACATTTCTACCTTCTAAGATTGCAGTGTCAACGCCTGCCTGCACTAGACCACCGCTAACATATGCTAGTGCTTGTGTACTGACACCACAATCTACCAATACATTCAAATTATCAATAACTTCTATAACAGGATATGCGTCTTCTCTAAACAAGAATGTAGAGATACCGTTTGTAACTTGTACTTGTTTTATTAATAAACTTCTACTTTGGTTGGTGGCAGTTCCAAGATAGTGACCACCAGTTACACCAATCGTTGTAATACCAGTGATATAGTCATATCCAAAGGTATTGATATTTCTGTTTGCCGATATAGGAGTAAATGTAAATCCAGCACCAGTAACTCTGACTAAATCATTCTCCACAAATCCATGAGATACCGCACCAGTATTGAATGTGCAAATACCTGTAATATGATTATAGTCTGCTGTAGATATTGCAACTGCACTACCAGCTGATGTTCCAAGAACAGCGGTAATACTTGCACCATAACCTTGAGATGCCCTTACAGTTATTTCTGGTATTGCTCTATATCCTTGTCCTTTTCCTTCTATTTGAATAAACTCAAGACTACCAGTTGATCCTACACCGACTCTTGCAGCAGCTTTCAGGGGTAGATAATATCCTGAACCAGTTGTCAATCCAACTTTATTAATTCTACCAGCTCTAGGAACTCCACTTAAGAAGTTAATTTTATTATCACCATCACCAACAATTTCAAAATCTAAGCCAGGTGTTTGAACTACATTGTTGATTAAGATAAATGGATTATTATTAATATCAACACCTGTGTTGACATTATTGTAAAGAGCAGTAACTACACCTAAGTTTTCAGATAAGTCAAATTGAGTACCAGCAATACCTGTAAAGTCTAAGGCTATATCATCAAGAATTACGTTGTTATCTTGTGCATCAAATGGATCTAATTTTCTAGAGAATAATCTACCAGCAAAAGAAGAACTTGTTTCCAATCCAACAGGGCCTGCATTACCATATGGCGCATCAGTGAAGAATATATTATCTTCAATAATGTTATAATCACCAGTGAAAACAGAATATGCAGTTCCTACTGCATGATCTGTTGAAATAGTACCAAACGCACCTCTTTCTACGACCACCTCTGATCCAGTAGATGTACTGAATACAGGATAATATCCTACACCAGAATTGAAGACCAATACCTCGGATATTGTTCCAACACCACTAATGACAGGGTAAAATACACCTTCTACAGCTGGAGTAGTTGTCCCCTCAACAATAATCTTTGGAGGGTCGGTTTTGGCATACCCTGCACCACCGTTTAAAACTTCAATTTGGTATACACCATATACTGAGTTAAAAAACGGTCTAAGTAGAGCTCCTGATCCTGGCGTAACTCTTGTTGACATTTATTCCTCTATATGATGTTGATTGAACTACTGCAATAAACTCTGGTAACTCCAGTGCTATCACGAATAATACTAAAAGTTAAAATATCATCATTTGCCGTAGATGGTGGGGGATTACCACCAACCCATTTAATACCCGATGCAACAGGAGTGCCGTTTACCTTAACTGCATCACCATAGGTGTATCCAATTCCAGAATTATTGATTAGTGTAACTGTAGTTGCCTTACTGTTTTGACCACTAACATTAGTAAAGTCCCAAGTGGTAACTGATGTAGATAATCCACCTAATACAACCGATCCCTGTGAAACATCAACACTAAATGTACCGCCTGCACTCACAGTGAAAGTATCACTAAAGTTTCCTACAACTTTTTCCGTAATATCAGAATTAAAGTTGACCTGATCCATCAATGTACTTGCACCACTTACTTGGATATCTCCTCGTACATCCAATCTACATCTAGGAGCAGTAGAACCAATACCAGTGTAGGCTTCGTTAGTAACTACAAAAGACTTGTTATCTGATATTGCTGCATCGGATACTCGCAATCCATGTCCATTACCTTTTGCAACTGCCCATATAGTTGGTTTTTCGTTTGAGAATGATGCCACTTCCATCTGTGATGTTGGAAGTGATGTTCCAATACCCACCATACCATCAGCTTTGATACGGAACATTGTTGCAGCAAATCCAACTTCAACAGGTCCATCTGTAATCGCACCTGGCTGTTGAATTGTTATCTTACCAATATCAGCATAACTTGTTGTTACGACACCAGATGTATTGATATCAATATTATCTGTGACGCTCGATGCCATACCAGCAAGAACAGATGTTGATGCAATACCACAGTTAGTGGAGTACCCTGCTGTACTTGCAAAAGAAACAAAACTTACAAGATTAGTACCGTCTCCGAACTTATCGTATATCTCGTTAAAATTATTATTGATCTTAATGGTCCCTGCCAATAGGGTATCGCCCGTCCCATCATTGGGAGCCGAACCAGTACTAATCCCTTGTTTAGCCATTACTTAAAAACGTTTTTTCTTTATTTATAGTTAATATGGAGGGTTATCATCCATAGTCACCGAAGTGTCTGATCTTGTGATAACTGTTGAGTTGGATCTGTTAGTATCATAATAGAAAGCAGTAGCCACTGTACTATTTGCAAGAGCTGTTCTTGCCTGTACAAATGTAGCATCACCAATCTGTTTTATCTTGACCAATTCATCATCTAATTTTAGTATATCACCCTTTGTAAGAGAACCAATACCAACACCAACTTTGATACCCTGATCAGATGATGAAACAGTATCTGTAACCTCTACTGATAACTTCTTATTTTTAATAGGAGTTTGAATGATATTATCAACCAGAATCAAAGCTTGTTTGTTTGGTTCTGCAATCGTTAGTTTCTGGAAACCAGTTCCTAAACCAGTAAATGTGAAAGGAAGTGCAGTTGAGAGACCAGAAATTCTAAATTTAACGTCGTCTATCTTTTGAATAAACAACTCATCAGGCATGACATTTGTTCCTAACTCCACAGGAGATAGTGAAATATCATTAGTAGGTGATGTACCTCCTATGTATGTTCCAGCGATGGAAATTATATTAGTAGAAGCATATCCAGTTCCACCAGATACCACATCTATGTTGGTAACATCTAAGTTGCCGTCTCTAGTAATATTAAAGACTGCACCAGATCCACCACCAGCTGGCACAGTTGATGGAACGTTACTATATGTTGTTGTGATACCAGTTCTAGTTCCTGTCGTTTTGGTAACAGGGAAAGTGAGGTTGTTAGCTGGAGTTGCACCACCCAAATATGTTCCAGCAATACTTACATTGTCGGTAACAAAATATCCAGTTCCACCGTTTGTTAGAACAACAGCAGTTGATATACATTGACCAGTGGTTTGATCAAAATCAAATCTAACTTGGAATGTAGCACCAGTACCTCTAGTAGAGATGCCAGGTACACCACCTTCTGCCATTCCAAATCCATATAATCTAAAGATTGGGCCTGGAGGATTCTCTGTGACTGCAATTCCAGTAACAGGGCCTGGAATTTGCACATTAAATCCATTCTCAAACATTGCACTACCACCAATACCAGCAGTCTTTACACCCATGATAATATCTTTTGTTCCTGTAGTATGAGATGTAATTGCAATACCAATCTTACTACCACCTTGAACATCCAATTTAACTGCTTGACCAGTCTGGAAGTTATGATTCTGAATATTAAGAAGATTATTTGTAAGATCAACGTTGATAGGACCGCCAGGGCCAGCATTAAATACCTTCTTAAATACAGGAACTCCACCTACAGAAAGTGAGAACTGTTTACTACCAACTAGTGTTCCTGTTCTATCATGAGCACCATTGAAACCAGAAGATATATCATCAAGATTCAAGACTTTATTAGTCTTGTTCATAATGAAACTCTTGATTGGTCTACCTTCGGGGAAGAAGATTCTTTGAACAGATCCATTTGGTAACTGATCATCCTCAGTAACCATAGCAAAGTTATCTCTCTTACCCATATAGATTTCATTATCAATGTTAAGGATAAGATCAACTTTAGTGTCTACTGCCTGAACTTTCATGTTAGTAGACTTGGCGATTCCTACAGTAGCCGCATTAGAGATAGGATCACTTTCTACAATAAGATCTGAAAACTCTAAGAAACCTGATGGGTGAACAATAGATCTTACCGCTTCTTTCCATGTAGTGTATGGTAACTTACTCTTGATTGAATATGAGAACTTCTGGAAGTAGAAGTTATCTGATAACCTCTGACTGAAATCATTGAGGATACCAACGTTCATGTCATTCTTAGAGACTTTATCTCTAGTAACATCAAGAGTCGTCCTAACACTAAATCTATTAACATCTCTTACACTACCTGATAGTTTAGAGACTTCGCCAAATAGTGTATCGCCTGGTAAAAGAGTTCCAATAGTATCTCTCAATCTTAACTGACTGATCATACCGTTCCAACCACCTTCAGAAACAAAACCCTCAAACGCTCTTGATGTTACTTTCTCTCCAGAAACATACTTGGCATCATCAATAATTGTCATATTGAACTTCGCCATATCGTTGAAGTTTACAATAGACCCTAGAGTAAAGTCATCATCATAAGCTCCCAATGTTACAGTAGAAATGCCAGGAGCATCTGACATATCAAATGTAACAGTTGAATTTACGGTATTAACACCAGTTACAGTATAGAAAGAGAAGTCATAATCAGCGGAGTTGAAATTACCCTGCCCTGCGGTTAGTGATGCTGGTTTGAGTCTACAGTTTTCAAGGAATACCTTATCACCAATAGCGAATGGTAACTTAATGTCTGTAGATGCGTATCCTGTTGTGACGGGAATATTGAACTGTTGGTCTAAAAGAAGTTCAGCAGTTACAGTAGTACCACTGTGACTTATAGCATCAATATCATAACCATTGGAATTATTAGTTGTGATAATGCTAAGTGGTTCACTAAACTCAAAAGCATTCTCTATAATCTCAACTTTATCAACAGATCCACCTGATACACTGGCAGCAATTTTTACTTTATCATTTCCACGAACTGCAAGTGTAGGAGGTTGATTATATCTTATACCACCATCCACTACTTGAATCTCATCCATTCTTGCAATACCACTGATATCAACAATAGCAGGGACAGCTAAGAATGGTAGTAGTGTAGGATCAGTAGGATAATCAAATCCGTCCTTGATTCTTTCAAGAGTGTCAATCTGACCTATCTCTGGTGAAGATACTTTTACAATACCATCTTGACCTTGTGTACTAGCAAAACCTATAACTCTAGGAAGGATTGTATATCCCTTGCCTGGGAAGTTAATCTTAGTAGAGTTAATAGGTCCTCTAGCGTTCTTAGAAGAGGTGCTATATGTGATTGTGCTTACACCAACTCTAGATATTAGTCTTTGTGGTTCAAGTGGTTTTTCTTTTAGGTTGAATGTAAATGTGGTATCATCTTTTTTGATAATATTATGATCAGTCGCAAGAACAACAGGTTTGAATGTAATATTGTTTCTGCCATTAACTTCGGTGTCTGATGAACCAAATGTTTTTCTAGTATCAGAAGGAACAACAGGAGTTAAGTTGTAGTATGACTTTCTAGGCCATGCTATGTTAGTTTGGATCTTAACTGTAGCATTTGGGGTTCCAGTTATACCATCTCTTGCAATACTGAATCCAGTGGTATTAGTTCCATTTACATCAAGTCTTTCTTTGAAATTAATGTCATCAAAGAAATCAAGTTTCATGTCTAAAAGACTTTGATCAGATACATCAAATGTAATTGAGTTTCCACTAGTAAATTCTAAAGATGGATTTATTCTAGCAAGATAACTTTGATTATTTGCAGATGCTTCCGTTACTGATGTTATTGCAACAGGATTAGAATCAAATACATCAGACTTGTACTTACAAAGTTTGATTGCATCAGTATCCTCTCTAAGAATGAAATAACTTTCATTATGCACTAAACCAGTGATACTATTTCCACCATCGTAGAATACTACTTTATCGCCGTTCTCTAAGGAGTCATCATTGATATTAATCTTAGTTAAATCAGCGGAGAAGAAAGATATACCAAAACCAATTTTTTCAGTTGTTATTTTAGCAAGAACAGGGTCATATCTGAGGGTAACAGTTTCTGTAGACTGAGGAAGAGCTTCTAGAGTAATTACATCTCCAGTAAGTAATCCATGAGAAGAAGTTACTCCAACTTCACCAAAGAACCTATCTACCTTACTTGTTACTTTAGGATAGTTAGTGGTAAATGAATGTGCAAATCCAGCATTGGAAGCAACAGGGTAGAACCATATTGCATCACCTGTAGTAGGAATACCAGTTGTAGATAGTCCAATAAAGTCCTGATCAAAATTAATTGCATATACATCAGAACCATCGGTTAATGTTTCAGTTCCTACACCAGAAGTTGCACCAGCAGATACTTTTGCCCACACAAGTGAGGTTCCGCCAATACCCATACTGTATGTCAGTTTCTGGCCAGTGAAGAACTTATGACCTTTGATGTAGATGTTTTGTTGAGGAACAAATCTGTTTTCTACACTTTGTTGAACAGCTGTGCTTAGACCAGTGAGAGTAATTGTGTAATGTGTGCCTGTAGAACCCAAACCCACAGTTTGTAGTGGATTGAAATAGGTAATAGTATTCTCAAAGGTGAATCTAGTTACAGTTGATTGTCCAACAGGGAAAGAGAACTTAGTTGGTTTTAAAACAATGTTGTCAGTGCCTACTGCATGTGTCATAGCAGCACCAACATAGTTTTCTCTGTTTATGTAAAATCTAGAGAACTGTTCATCAATACCAGTGATTGTAAATGTCTCAGTTCCTATTCCAATGGTATCATTGACCTCAAAACCATCTACGTCTGTTACATAGATGTTTGTACTAACACCTGATACACTAACATTTCCTAATTCTCTTGCAAGACCAGTTTTTCTGGAAATAACATTGACTTTTCTAGGACCATTGAATTCTGTGAAGTCAGCAGTGCTGATACCACTTAAAATAACAGTCTCACCATCTGTAATCTCATGTGGTACACTTGTAATACCAGTAATTGTATTTCTTGTCTTTACAAGCTCAGTTTCACGGAAAGTAGAGACTCCAATTTGTACGGTGTCTACTTCTTTACCTAAAACAGACCCAACAACGATATTTGCACCAGTTCCGTTAGTACCAAAGTTATCAAGCTCCAATAAGTCATCAACTTTGTATCCATCACCTCTAGAGAAGATTGTTACAGACGAAATACCAGAACTCTTAGTTTTAGTAACTGAAAACTCTTGTTTTAGAGCATCTTTAACATCATCAATCAAATCATAGTCGGAATTACCATATGAGAGATAATATGGAGCTACATTTCTTGTAAGTTCTCTTTCGGTGATGTCAATGTCTTGATTAAAGAAAGTTACGAAGTTTTCTTCAATAGGAGTGTCTTTAAATGACCCACCAACCAAATATGGGAATTTTGGTTTAGCAATACCACTAGAGTCAACGTCTACGCTGTAGAAGTAAGCATATACACCATCTGGATACTGTGGAGTAACGCAATAACGCCCACCGTGTACGTCTAGGTCTCCTGAGTTGTCAAAGATGTAATCATTGGTGAAATATCCAAAAGCAAAGCCAGGAGGTCTTAAACCCGATCTAAGAGTGGTATCAAGAATGTATCCTGACTGTAATCTTTGTATTGCTCCTCCTGTTGGAGTCTGATAACCATAAGGACCGTAAATTGGATTACCATCATAAGCAAATCCGAGTATAGGTGAGTGGAAAGCATTAGGTGTCTCTAAATTACCAGAATCAATGTTGTCTCCAAGTTGATATCTAAGTTTTTGTGGAGGATAGATACCTATTGTCTGTAATTGGAAGGCAGGGTTAGTACTTGGCTTTGTAAGTAGTGAATCTGCATCATTGATGATAGCATCGTTTTTCTGAACTTGGTTTATCTTCCATTCACGAACATCTGCAATGAATTTAGCAGACTTACCTCTGTTTTGTAAATCTAGAGTAGTATCACTTGATCTATACCCAATACCACCATCAAGAATCCTTACACCAGTGATTTTATTGTCTGTAATGATTGGTCTGATATCTGCAAAGTCTCCTGTGGGACTAAAGACATTAATATCCGAGTCTTCACGGTATCCTTTACCAGAAGCAAGAATTTGAACGTCTACGATAGATCCACCAATGATAATTGGCTTTAATAGAGCGTTGAATACAACAGTTGAGATACCAACATCAGGTCTTCTATGGAAATCCATGATATTAGTGCAACCATAACCAATGCCACCCTCTTCCAAGTAAACACTCTCGATAGATCCAAGAACTAAAGGTTCAAACTCTGGTTGAATTGCGGTTGTGCTACCAATAGCAGATAAACTCTCTACATTTACAATAATAGGAGGATATTTGATTGTATGTTTGCCAAGTCCAATACTACGAATTACAGTTGTCTTATTTTTGTTATAATTGGTAAGATTTCTTTGTGTAGCAACTCCAACATCGCATAATCTAAATCTATTAGAGTCAATTACTTTAACTGCATATTGAGTGGTTGTGGAAAGTCCACCTATAGCAGTTCCATCTGTTGAATACTCAACAATTTCGCCATTATTGAAATTATGATTAAATGCAAGGATATAATCGTCTGATGTACTGATACCAGACTGCACATCACCATTAGTTGGCCTACCCTGTACAATAACTTTCTTGTTTGAGTATCCAGAACCCTGTTCTTTAACATAAATTTTGGTTATTGTGTTTTTAGCAGTTACCGTTGTAAAACTATGGAAACCAAAACTGATATTTCCGATATTTACAGTATTAATACCTGACTTAGCATCTTCTGGTGTTTTGTGTAACTTAATTTTCTTATCATTGATTACACCAGCGAAATAAGTTGCACCATCAGTGACGTTAACAATAGGAGTGTTACCTCTTGAGTCATATACAATAGGTTCACCTAATTCAAAGTTATGTCTGTCGGGGAAAGTGATACTTTCATCAAATGTATCAACAGATGTACCATCAGCCTTGAAGTTAGCTACAATACGACCTCTAACTAAGTTAGACTCAAGGACGGCACCAGTTCCGTTACCACCTTCAACAGTAATCTTGGGTTTTTCTTGATATCCGATGCCAGGAGCAACCAATTTAACTTCTCGGAAGGATCCAGTAACATTAGCATGAGCAACACAACCAGTTCCTTGTTGATCGTTGATGACGAGTGGAGGTCCTGAGATAACATCGTAGTCTGTGCCTGAATTTGTAACTTTAATATCAGTAATATCACCGTGGAAGATCTCTTCATCAAAAACAGTCGGTGGAAATAGTTCAACACCGTTTGCCAATAAACCTACTGGTTTGTTATTGATTAATCTCTGGTTTGGATCGTCAAAGAGATTTTTTTGTTTATATAAAGGATACTTTCTAAGTATCTTCTGGTTCTTAAGTGTTTTGTTTTCCCATCCTGACTTATAGATGAACTGGCCAGAAGTATTAGTTCTTACTGCAATATACTTTTTAGCAAATACGTCAGAACCACTATATGACAAGTAAAACTCAGTTTGGTTGATTGCAGTTACAAAATAGATACCACTACTGATGCCACTGTTAGTTGTATTGTCCCAATAAATCTTATCACCAGTTACATAGTTGTGATTTAGTGGAGGAGGTGTTGATAGAGTGACGTTGGTTGGGTCAAATGATCTGAGGGTATAAGTAAACCCACCGCCTAATAAAGGTGTCCCAAAACCGTCCACAACCTCAACTGTAGAACTTTTTACGAAGACTTTATTATCAGTTGCAAAAATAGGATAGTTAGGTAAACCAGAAGATGCAACGTAGAAGAATTCTTGAGCCTTATCTAAGTAACTATTCTGAATACCAACAGGAAAGTCATCTACGCCTGGGAAATATCCTGAGTTGTGAGATGATTTAGTAACTGTCTTTGTAATTACTGTTGATTCTACTGGAATGGCTGTGGCAGTCTGAACAACAATCGTATTCGCATAAACTTTAGAAAGATTAGTTGCATCATACTCAATATCTTTGATTGTGATGCTAGAAGTGTCTCCAGCTTGGTTTCTAATGACTAATTCTTCACCAACATAGAAAACGACGGAATCAAAAAGGTTAATTCTATAAGTATTGACGTTTACTTGACTAATATTAGAAATACTGTGACTTGAAGGAATATTATAGATCCAATTATTGAATTGTGGAACATCACCTAAGTCTCTACCAAAAGAAAGCAACTTGAGTTTATCACCAACTTGCATATTGGTAGATTGACTCGTATCTGCTTCACCAATAACGTTTACAATTCTAAATTGCAATAATGAGGTTTGTCCAAAACCAGCATAAGCGTATGCAAGTTTATTTTCAAGAATATCTGCACCAAAAACCAAAGAAGTTGTAATACCACTAACTCCTAAGAACTGGTTTATGGTTTTATCGTTATAAGTGATGTTTAGGAAGTTAGATCCTTTTGTAGGTCTTACAAGAAGACTTCCTGATTGACCAAATCCAACTGTAGAGTCAACTACAATAGTGCTTGATCCAGAACCAACAATTTCAAGTGCTTTTGTTTTACCAGGCACTTCAAAGCTACCATCAAATGACGTAGCATCTAAAGATAACTCATAAAAGTCAGTTTGATTGATTGGTCTATATTCAACATTGTAGATTGAAGCACTTACAGTACCAATTCCAGCAACATCTTGAAATAAGAAGTTACCAATAGATTGTAATGGTTGTCCACCGAATAAATTTTCAACTAAAATATGTTTAGTTTTGAAATATACGTTTGCAGAGGGTGTAAGTGTATTTTCAACAGGTTTTATAAGTTCAATGTCTTCACCATATAGAAGTTTAAAGAGAATCTGATATGAAGAGTCAGTTCCCTTCGACATATAGAAGTCTTTTGCCCTAGTTAAGATGTTTGTGACAGATACTCCACTTGTAAAAGATCTATCTTCAAATCCAGGCAAGAATTCAGTCTTAAATTTAGAAAAGAATGTCTGTAAGAATAAATTACTTAAATTTACAACAGTAGATCCACTAGCATGTGCATTTGCCTCAGTAATTGCAAAGCTTAGGAACTCTTGATTATCTTCTCTTGATATTTGATCAATACCACTAAACCCTCTAGAGCATCCTAGAAACTGTGTATCATTTTTCGAGGTATATGTAATAACTTCGTTGTCAATCTTCAACAAACCATAAGTATCAGGCCAACCAGTAGTGGAAGTTACGTTTATAGTTGTTGATCCAGCAAAACAGGCTTGTGTAAGCTCAGTAGATGCTATTAAAGTCTCATTATTGAACGCACTTATCTTTCTATACTCAGCAAGGTTGTTTGCTAAGTCAGTTGTACCAGACTGATGTTCCTGTGATTCGTAATATTGGCTTAAAAAATCTTTGAATAGCGGAGATTCCGCATTTAAGAACTCAGGAATCTGAGACTCAATGACATGAGAGATTTTTACTCTTTTAATATCTGTCATTTATCGTGTGTAGATTGACTCGCTAGCGTAACTAGATGTTGTGACGTAAGAAGTAGCAGAAGTATTCTCACCAGAGGATACAACGTCAGGAAGTGCATTAACAGAACTATTTGTAACGTCTAATTGTAGGTAAAGATCTTTAAGTGCAATAACATCGTTAGATTGAGGTATTGCCTCAACCTGTATTAGACCATTTGTTAAAGAAGTCCCTGTTATATTTACCACATCCAAATTAATCTCTCCGTGAATGTAATCTACCGTCCCAGCGTCGTTCTTAACAATAAGAGGAAGGTTATTTACAAGTTTGAAGAAGATAACCTTACCAAAGTCAGTTCCAGCTGTAGGAATGTCACCCATGTAAATTGTTCCACTAACATTAGCTACTGTAAATCCTGTAGAACGTATTCCATATCCATTACGTTGTTTGAAAAAGGAGTTTCCGTAGCAAAGTTCATAAGTTGCAAAAGTATTGAGTTCAGGCGCAATGTCTCTTCTCATTTTTACCTTTGTAATGTTAGAAGTAACACCTCTTGCAGAGTCATCAATCAATCCTTGAATTTTACTATACTTAAATCTACCACCAAAAGCATTAATATCAGAAGATTGAGAATATGAGGTCAAAGTTCTGGTTACAGAAGTAATTAGCTCAGTTGTATCAGAAACTGCGTTACTGTTATAGTAAACAGAAGTGTCTACTTCAATATAAAGATACTTAAGATCAATAATTTCTGGTTTAATACCAGCAATCGAATATTGTTTGAGTTGCCTAGCAATATCGTCCTTTGTAATCTGTGAAAGGAAAGAACCATTCTTCGGTTTGATGGAAATAAAGACTTTTCCATACTCAGGTGGATCTAACTCCTCTCCACCGTAGGAGGTCACAGATTCAACGTTAGGATATACGAATGGAATTATACCTGTGTAGTCATTCGCCGTTACTGCACGGTATTGTGAGGAGTATATACGAGGTGCTAGGTATTTGATTGTACTTACATCTTCAACATCGTCACCATCGCTAGATCTTTGTGCAGTTCTTAAGACAGAAATACCAGATGTTACAGATAGTCCCTGATCGTCTTCCAAAACTCCAACAAATGAGAAGTTTCTAGCATCATTTCCAGATCTTCCATTAGTTACAATGTAGTTAACAGTAATTGTAGCTCCACCAGGCGGTTTTTTACCAATAATTCCGTCTCCAAACAAAATTTCATACTGTTCGTCTTCAATTTCTTGAATCAAGAAGAGTTTTGACGTAGCATCGACTCTTAAAATGTTGTTGTATAGCGTGTATATCTCTTTTGTCGTAGATTCAACTGTAATACGAATAGAAGTGGTGTCAATATTTGCGTTTGGAAGTATAAAACGTTGATTTGGAATTGAATAATCAACTTGGAAACTCTTTTGAAGGTAAATTCCTTCGTAAATATTCAAATTACTGAAAGTAGCAATATTATTTTCGTTTGTAGTAGCAACAAAGTCGTCAGGAATAGAAAAAATGTAAGAACCACCAACCTGATTACCCAATGCAACCTGTCCAGCCTTCAAAGTTACGATTCTTGTGTCATTCAAACCCATGTCAACTGTAAAATTGACGACTGCCTTAGCAGATCTACTTGATCTAGGTACATATCCAATGTTTCTAGCAAGTGAAACTACGTTTTCACGCAAAGTCGCACTGTCTAGGAAGCACTCGTTCACTGCCATGTTGGTATTATAGGCAGTAACGTAACTATTATACGCTAAAAGATCAATTAGAGTCGAAAAGTTAGACCCTTCAAAGTCAAAATCAGCAAAATCACTGTTTACTCTGAGGTAATCCTTAATCTGTTGCCTAAGATCACCGAAATCTAGGTTTGTGAACTGGTTAAAAGACATTATATTCTAGTTGATTGGAGAATGAATTCTATTTGTTGACGTGCCGCAGTCAATCCAACGATATCATACTTGATTTGTATTTCTAAATCGTTACTATTAGTGACATATGTGACTTGTACCTTGGCATTTGCTACTCTTGGTTCAAAGTTTTCCAACAAAAGGAAAATATCATCTTCTAATTCATATGCCATAGCTGCATTTGGAAGTTCAAACAGCTGTTCTTCAACTTTACTACCCAACAGTGGGTTGAAAAATCTCTCTCCTAGCTTTGTTCGTACCAAATTTTGCACAGAACGCTTGATAGCATCCTCATTTGAGTAAGCTCCTATGTCATCTGTGACAGGATGCTTCGCAAATGTTAAACTAATATCCTTAAAGGGAACACTTGTATTGAGTTTTTTGTCAATTAGTGCCATTTTTTAGCAATTCCTAAATTTATCTAACTCTTGTTCTATCAATTCTTGCTTTCTTTTCTTATCATTAGCGTCATCGCCAACGACTTCACGCAAAATTGTATCATCATTTTCTGGTTTTTCTATAAAACCATCATCAGGAACGCTAAATTGTGTATTTTTTAGCTTCATTAAGGGCAAGTATACTATTCAAATTCTATTTAGACACAAAAAAAGACCCTTTTAAAGGGTCCTTAAAGTTTTTTAGGTATTTTCTAACCAGCAGCGAGTGGTGATTGTGAGTCATTTGTGTTTGCAGCAGCCTTTTTTCGTGCTTGAGCACTCACATCATACTGTCCTTTCACACTTCCGCTACCAAAACCCTGACTTTCAACGTTATGGGGAGCTAATTTTGGATCTGAGTCTGCCATCTTTTAACCGTTTTCTTTTTATTTATCAATCTGAGCTCGTAATCGGTCTGGAGAGATACCTTCTTCAAGGTAAAACTCCAATCTGGTCTGTGCTTGATCTTTAGTAAGACCTACATCTAGCTTAGGATTGTTCACACACCAACCAGAAGTACCCAATTCGACTACTTTGTACTTAGCTTCCATTAGATTATCCTTGTTTTCTCGTGACCAACACGGATTTTAGGATCAATCCAGATCTCCATACCCGCTTCTTTTGCATCAAGACAGAATGAAACGTCTTCTCCACACATATCTTGTACTTCTCCTGAGTCAAAGACTTGCATTTTAGGTGCAAACCAAGGATACTTCATCTCTTTATGCTCAAATACACCGTTCTTGATGAGTAACCAACCAAATCCTGTGTAGTCAACTGTGAAAGGCTTGCGTCTACGAGAGATAGACTCGATAGTTTCGTGATTCATCACTCCACCGTTCTTTGCAAAGTCCTCTTCTTCTAGCCAGTGTGCAACAGATGTAGTTTTTCCATCCTCTGTGCAGTACCAACCACCAGCAATATCCTTTTGCATCCATACTAAACGATAGAACTTCTCTGTATCGAATACGATATCGGAGTCAATCCATAGTTGGTAGTCATATTTTAGTTTTCCGTCCCAAGGAATCTGGTCTGGGCCTCTTAATACGTTTGCACCAAGGCACTTGCATCTTGCAAAGTTAACCATTGATGAGTAATCTTGTGAAATTTGAATGGAACTACCATTCTGAACTAGATCAAAACAAAGTTGAACGAAGTTCTTGAGGAAGATATATGATACTCCTCTGCCTGGTAGACAGAAAACTATTGCTTTTCCTTTTGCTAATGCTTTTGCTTCCTCTAGATTAAAATCGTCTTCAACCTTTTTAGTCTTAGGAGCATTTGCTTTTACTGTAAATCCTTTTGCCATAACATGTTATCAGTACATAGTTAGTATAACACTGATCACTCAATCTGTCCAGTGTCTTATTATATAGTCGTTAATTCTTAACAACTTTTATCTCCTCTGTACGGAGATCATCACTCGGATAATGTTTAAAATATTCGGTAATATATTCTAGCTTATGTTTAATATCGTGATGCGGAACCTTTTCCATAATTAAGTTCTCGCCAATGTAAACGTTATAGGTACTCATCTTCCCATTCAGCAAGCATGTCCTCTAGGTCTTTGCGAATGTCGGGATGGTACATTAAGTGATTATCGTTTTCAAGGCGAAACTGAACAGATTCGTAGATGTATTCTAGTGTTTTGACATCGAGATCGACATTCATTTCGGGTTGTATGTTCATTATGTTTCTATCTATACATTTTGGTTTCTTAGAGGCGTGTACGTTCGATTTTTTTTGTAAGTTTCTCACGATATTTTCTACGCCCATTCACAACCTTTTCCATTTGTTGTTCACTATATCTAGTCGTGTAATATCCTTTGTTTGCCAAGAGTTTGGCAGAGTCGTCCAAAGAAGAAATTTTTTGAACCATGACTATCGTAAATAACTGATCAACCTTTGTAAGTAACCATAAGTCTTTCCCCTGACAGTTCAAGAAAGTATTCAGAGCATCAACTCCACCACCTATACTATCGGCCGTGATATGATTTGCATTACTGTGTGCAGCGACAATCACTACATCCTTACTGCCATCAAACTTATCACATTCTTCTGACACCACTTCCCAAAAGTCATATGCAGAGAAGTAGTCATATACCTTTCTAAAACCGAGACGCTTCTCATCTCTCGCCTTCTTTGCAAAGGGACAACGAGGTCCATTATAATCAGGACTAATTGGATCAGACTCCTGTAGATGTGCAATCCAATCGTTCGTAAAGTCCTCTAAATGATCAAGTGGGTGACTAATAACTCTGCTCCTCCAACTTGCAATCATCTCCTATACAAGAAGAGAACGACAAACTATCTGTATGATACGAACGATATAACTTCGCCCATATCAAATCAAACTCTTCCTCAGTTAAGTTCTTAAACAAACACTTATCCTCGAAATAAATGTGATAAGACTTTACTCCTTTATCCGTTGTGGCACTTGAATAGTCCATGACCCTCCTTTTAAATCTACCATCTTAAACTTCTTCTTGTTACGCTCAATCTCTAATAACCATGACTCATTCATTTCACTGCCATACTCAATAGGGTTCATGCCCTTGAAATCAAGTATTGCAGTATCTACCATGAAGAACAAAGTATCCCAAGTTAACGTATGCTGTAATGCACTTGCTATCTGTTCAACTTCATACTCACTGAGCTCTTGATTGATAACTCCAGAGCGGATTTCTACCAACTCAGTTAAATCAATCACTATCCTGTTATTCTTATATATCGCCATAATGTGTTCTTTACAATTCCTTAATCAAAAGATATACCTTCCTCATCAGGAAGATCAAGTAGTTTCTCTTCAACCCAATGCTCTTTATTATCAATACCAGCTGCTTCTACATACTGCATGATATGTCTATCCACTTGCTTGTAGATAGGATGTAAGTCAATATCCATTCTGATATCATGAGCTATCTCTGCCACTTGCTTTTCTGTTAAACAATGATCAGGATGAAGAAGATCACAACAAGGGATCCTCTTCTCAATCAACTGATTAATGTTTATACGAATCTCATAGTCGTTATAAACCGCCATTAAAAGAACCTACCCTTTGTTCCATAGTTTACGATACCGATTGCTGAACCTATACAAAAGGTCATCAATACAAGTGTTAATACAACTCCTTCAATCATGTGCTTTCCTGTTTGTTTACTCTTTAAGTATAACACAACCCCTGCCCAGAGTCAACCTACTGGGGCATTTTTTATATACTGAATTTTTTTAAATACGAATAATATATAGCTCTCGATTTTGGTTCGTTGTAGGTTAGGGACTTATCGGTTTTTATAACACGGAACATAATAAACAAAACACCTGGCTCAAAGGGTGTTGAGTGTGTCCCTAGAATTCATCTAGGGCAAGGTCATTCATCTCAAACCATCCGAGGTTTATCTGAAGTGCATTATGTAGATCAGGTGCATCTACGTTATAAGGTAGAGACTGGATAAGGTCATACAGTTTAATGTTTAGATCATGAACTTGGTCCTCTGTTAATCCTGTGTAAGGTGTTCCGATTGCGTTTCTCATAATGTCCTTATGTTTGTTATATTAATATTATACACACAAAGACCCCACCGATGGTGAGGCCATGTGACAGTTTACAAACTGGTCCAATAGGGGTTGATTATCCTGATGTTCTCAAGTAGGCTCTGTCATTACCCTCTATAATGCTTCTTTCTGCCCTAGTGGCACGGCAGTTGTAGGCCTGCCCTCTGCGGTTAGTGTTAGACCTCGGCCCCTTAGTCATGCTGAATATAAGTTCGTCTCGGCGTGCCTTCCGTGGCTTTAACTTAGTATAGGTTACTTGGCGGCCATCGGCTAATGTGAATTGCTTTTGGCTGAGTATGTTGTTTTTGGCCATGTGTGTTTGTTTAATTAGGTCCATTATAGAATAAAAAAGGCCCCCTGTGTGGAGGCCGTGTGCCAGTTAGTGTACTGTACTATGCGACTGCCAACTCGAATCCGTCGGCGAAGTCTTGGCGATTGCCTTTGAAGTCTGCCACGAACCAGTCCCAGTTACGCTGGATTACGCTGAATCCTGTAGCAAACTCATTACATAAAGCGTTTAAGCGTGACTTAGTTGTATTAGACTGCCACCCGCCATCGAATAGTACAAGCGTATCATTAGTAACTGTGGCAATGTGATTACCGTGTAGTTTGATAATCGCCTCACTCTGTCCTTGAGCGTTAATGCTGTGAGTTACTGAAGTGTTTGAAGATCTGAAGTCTCTGCCGTTTCTGATAGCAGTGTTCATGTTCTTTTCAATTACTCTCATGTTAATAAGTGATGTTTGTTTGTATGTACTTATTATAATGCCTCATGATGCCAATACAACAGGCCATGTGCCAGTTTAATAAGTGGCACACTCATACGCTGAGATGGTTGACAAGTGCGCTCCGATGCCCTATAATTGGTCCATAAGAGATTTGGGGTAAGATCTATAAACTTTTCGACACTTCCCCTGCTCCGCAATAATTGTATCAGAATGTTACAAAGTCCCTTCTATCATACTTGACAGAATTCCGCAACTCCCCTTGTGCCAGTTCATAAAGTGGCACAGTACTGGTTGACTTCCGAGGGTTTTCGTGTTATAATGCCCGCCAAGATGTCTATAAGAACTCGCATTTAATTCGCTTTATTTAAGTATAAAATGTATAAAGAGATAATAAACACTTATATGTTTATTTTACCTTTTTTAAATATTACTTAAATATGCAAGTATAATGCTTAAATGAAGCAAATAGGTATCAATTCCCCGCTTAAAGTTCGCTCTGAAGTTCATGCACTTTGCTTAGAGTTTGCTTCAACAACCCATACATATTTCCCTTACAGTTTGCTTCACTAATTGAATCGTAATTAGCAAGACTTTCTAACACTAACAACTTGATAAGTGAGAGTTCTTGATTATCAAATAGTGGGGCATCTAGCAGGGAATTGTTTATATTATGGGTCATACGATTCCACTTCAATTTCTGTTACATAACCTTCGTAAATGTCATCACTAAAGTTATCATCACTATCGGATAATCTCCTTATGAATGCTTCACTATCCTCGAAGCACTTATTGACAGTTTGCTTTACTTTATCCACTATATTGCCTCCTTAGTTGTTACAGTACGATAGGCAATCTCTCCCAGATTTTCAACATATAACGACTTTATTCTCTCTCGGTTCTTATCATTTAACTCTAGCAGTTTATTCCAATTCCAGTTACTTGGAGGCAAACAATTCGCTTCACTAACTGTAAAGTCCAAAGTAACACGATAGCGGGTTACTTTCTTACTTGATTGTACTTGAGAATCCATAAGATTGAGGCGGTAGATTACATTTAATTCTAACAGATATTGCACTAAATGTCAACTAAGCACGATATTTCCCTTCTTATGTTGTTATTTAGTGGGGAAACTTACCACGCTTATGTAATACTTAAGCGGTGTTATTCTTCTAAAAAAAATTCTTTCCGCCTCAAAGTGACTAGGATAATGTAAGACTAATAAAGACGAATTACACGATAAAATTGTTAATTAGTGGAATTATAACGATTGGCACTAGGCGAGACGTACACCACTAAGTAACAATTAAAGACTATTAATCACTCATTAAACTGTCAACTAAAGTTTAAAGATTTAATCTCATAGTCATAATTAGATTCTGATACTTTACCACTATTAGAAGCAATAGTATCGTCTAATACATTGACTAGACTCTCATCTATAGCAATTAGTTCTGTGATGTATTCATCTTCAAAAGCGCCTCCGTTATCCTCAAATAGAGCGTGCTTTTCTCCTATAGCAAGTTCTCTCAAAATTTGCACTTGATAAAATGTTAATGGAACATTTACTGTTACATCACTAATTTTTGAAGTGTTCATGAATTTTTCCTCTTTTTGTTGTTTTTGTTGTCTCTTACCATTTTATTAAACTTGCGTGACTCACTCGGACTCATACCGCAAAAATAGTTTAATAGATTGCCTTCGTATCTGTCGGCGAGGTCAAATAACTCTTTATCCATTATAAGCACTCACTAGGTGGTAAACCGATTGAAGCGATAGCATTGTCAAGTGCATCAAAATCAAGTTCTGGATCATCAAAATCAACTCCAGCAGCATGATCTACTCCCCACTCTGCAACTTCAAAAACGAAATCTTCAAAGTTCTTACATACCCATGCAACATTTTCAAAGTTCTCAACTTCTTTGATTCTGTTTATTAGTCTGTCTGTTTTGGTCATTTTGAAAAACCTCTGTTTGTTTGTTATACTACTATTATAGGGCAGTGAGATGAAAAATCTACACTGCTTGTGCCACTTTGATTACTGGCACATCATCTATTGACACTCCGCACCCAAGTATGTTAGAAAAAATAACGTCATCTAAAACCTTTTTTAATCTAGTTGCCTTCTTACTGTTAACAACATAGGTTAAGAATTCTTCCATTAAGAAATTAGTCTCATTACTGGTAGCATCAACTAGAAAATCGTTTTGATAAACAACTTCCGCAAATTTCTCTCCATTAACTGTTAGAATAGTTTGCCTTGAGTTAATCGCCTTTACTTCAATATCATTCATTTTAAGATACTTTCTTTGATTGAGAGCATCAACTATTTTCTTTTCTGTTTTGTACATGAACATTACACCGCCTCCAGATCACTTAAATATGCTTCAACTGTCATTATTTCATAGTCATTAATGTAAGTACTCACAACAGCATAGTTACTACTTCTATCCAATAGGACTACACTGCCCTCTAGATCATCATGTATTTTGGACTTGACGTTAGTACCAAGTTTGATAACTTTTTTCTTTTCTAACTCTTCACACTTGTTCATTAAGTCTCTTAACTTTTGAACATCACTATTAAATTGTTCAGTAGAATAAGGCATAGTTGTTTGTTTGTTATACTACTATTATAGTAGCGTGAATATGAGATTCAAGTGGCAGTGTGCCACTTTATAAAGTGTCCTAGTGTGACTTGTGTTTCATTAACTCGCCTGTTAGAGTATCCCTTACAAGTGAATATGCAACTTGATAATCTCTAGATACATCACAACAGTATTGAACAGCACCGTCCAAGTCATCAGTATAAACGTGAGTAATACCTAGATCATGAGATTCTGTTTCGATCTCATATCTGAACTGGTCAGTAGGATTAACGTAAGTCATAATGCCTTTGAATGTCTATATTACTATTATAGTGGATAGGACTAGAATTTAGTCCTTGCTTGTGCCACTTTGTCAACTGTCATACGACCCATAAACTGAGCAGGTCTTTTTGTATTGATAGTTACAGCATAGTTATTTTCAAGTAAAATGTCGATCTCCTCCGCCATGTCATATACATTAATAGGTGCTTTTTCAAAAGTCTTACCTTTATAAGTGACTACCTTAAGTTTAACATTCTTACTGACTTCAGTACCATAAGGGATAAAATACTTAACGTCATAATAGTCAACAACTGTATTAAGTGATTCAGATTGAAATTGCATAATTCCCTATGTTTGTTTATACTACCATTATAGTAGCATGAAATCCAAAAACCACTGCTAGTGTGCCAGTTTGATAAGTGGCACACAATGGGTTGACTTTCCTACCATTCTGGTTTAGGTTGACTTGCTTTCTTTTTTGCTACTTTCTCTTCTTCTCTATATCCAATAGCATTGACTCTATCCTTAAGTGACTTAATTTCTTTAACTTCATAATATTCGCTAGTGCGGTAATATTTTACCATACTACCGTAATAATCATCAAGAGCGCAATTAATAATACTTAGTTCATCTAGTGTTACATCTAATTTCATTAATCTGCCTCCTCTACTTCATAAATTTCATAGTCATCATCATCTAAAAATTGCCAATCTGTGTTACCATTAAGAGCAAGTAATTCTGCTTCTTGACTATCTTCCGCTTCAATAAAAGCAACATAATTTGTTACTCTTGTAGCGGTAACTCTATATTCATTCATGTATCCAATTCCCCTCTGAATCGTAGTCTCCTTCAGTAATGGACTCTAATCCATAAGGGTCAACATCATTAACAACTGATTGAATACCAGTATAGTCACGCCCCTGTAAACGATAGACTTCTTTTTGTTGTTTTAAATCCTGATCTAATCGGTAACATAGTTCACAATTAAGTGCCATGTACTTGTTTTTGTCGTCACTATTCTCTGAATAGTGGAATTGTAAACACTCTAACAAGTATTCAAGTTCTCTAATCGCAAAGTTCATAGTCACTGCCTCCATAAAATAGTTGATAATACAAATCGTTTTTCAAATCGAAAAACTCAAAATCGGATTCCTCATAAGACTTGAGCACCGCTTCATACACTTCTTGATTCATGCTAGTGCCTCCTCGAGCAAGTCACTCATACAAGTGAGATCAATAACATCACTTATTCCAAGTGAATTGTCATTATCAATAGCGAAGTCTAAAGCATTCTTTAGATCGGATACTCTACCACTATCAAAAGTAAGAGTGATTGAGTTAGTGTTTGGATTTCTTTTGAAATTCATGTAACTTTGTTTGTTATACTACTATTATAGTAGCATGAAATCCAATAACAACCACTATTGTGCCAGTTTGATAAGTGGCACACACTAGGTTGACTTTTGTAAGTAAATCGCCATATACTCTTCTCTAGTGAGAGTTTCTTCTTGCTCTGTATCCATATTCAATACAACATCATAGGGATAAAATCCATAATATTTGTAATGATCTCTTACATAGTCTCTAATCTGTTGATCTCTACTCATTTAATTTTCCTCATTTTTGTAATAATGTCGTATGATATGTAATTTTTGATATTACTTTCATAAGGATCGGATTTTAACTCTACTCTGCCTTTCATAGCAATATAAGTTGGTTCAAATATCTCATAGAGTCTATTGAACTCATTATCAGTTAGTGTTAAAGTTTTCATTCTGATAAATCCTCGAATAGTTCTTCAGTTAGTCTAATTGCTTCCAGTTCAGATAATTCTGGGTGCTCTTCTAATACTTGTTCATACAATGATTCAAGTATGATCTCATTCTGTAAACAACTCATTAGTAATTGCCCTCCTTGATATACTGTAATGTTAAGACTTCCATTTCTTTTTGTAAGTCGCCTGCAAATGGTTTTACATCACTATGAATTGTACTCCAAGCATTCTCCATAGCGTTATTGATTTGATAACCCTTCAATACTACACCGATTTGGTGCATATTGTATGTTTGATTTGGAATTACTTTTTTCATAGTACCTTTGTTTGTTATACTACTATTATAGGGCAGTGAAACTGAATTTCAACTACCCATGTGCCAGTTTATTAACTGTCACAAGCACTATTGATAAACACACCT